CCCAGTGACTCCGCGATTGTTCACGCCGCGCTCGGTTTCGGCCTTGTCATACTCACCCATGCGAATACGCATCCCTTCAGTGCTGACAGTTTTTGTCGAGTAATACCGGACCTTAGAAAGGAACCCTTGATCCATGAGATCCTGCACACGCGGCCCAAGCACCATGTGATCAAACACGTCGCCCAGTCCTTTTCCGTCGAGCCTCTGCGGTGTTGCTGTCACCCCTAAAACGCGCGCCGATGGGTAGGCTTGCATGATCGTGTTCCAACTGCCCGCAACAACGTGATGCGCCTCGTCGCAGATGATCCAGTCCGGTTGCCATGCAATTTTCCCGACGCGGTTTTTGAGCGTATGCACCCCGGCGACCTGCGTCAGGTGGCAGAGTTCGCGCTTGCGTTTCGCGGCAATGAATCCGTGAGGGATGCCGAACCGCGCCAGCGTGCCGCCGATCTGGTCTAGCAGGAAATCCCGATGAGCCAGGAGCAACACGCGGTTGCCTCGCTCGGTCAGTTTTTGGGTGAGGTAAGAAAACATCACTGTCTTACCCGCCCCTGTTGGCGCAACCAGCAGCACGCGCCGATGCTTTTTTGCAAACGCCGATCTAAGGTCGTCGATGCACTGTTGTTGGTAGTCTCTTAGGTTCATGTGTCCCGCGTTGGTCGGATGCGCGGCCCCCGGAGTGCGGATTAAAACGGGACGTTGACCGCGGGATAATCCATCGGGATTTCATCCTTTGCCAAAGCGGAGTCCGGTCCCAGGGCAATGCTGCCCCGTGGCATCCACCGGAGAATCTCCAAAAACTTTTTCCCAGCGTGTTTGCCTTCGGTTTTCTCTTTGCCGTAGCCAATTTGAACTACCCCAGAGCAGTCCAGAAGGTCGCCAGCTTCAAACGTGTTTTCCGCCCCGACTTCATCCTCGAACCCCAGCGCGTGCCGGACCTGAGTGATTTTCCAGCCCGCGGCCTCGGTGTTGTAGAGCTTTTCCACGAACTTCATTTCAGAGTTCGGTCCGACGGAAACTTCCATTTCCACCATCTGGTCGCCCTTCATGCTGTAGGCTTCCTGCGCCGATTTGACTCTGGCGACGTATATTCCACTGGACAAAGTGCCCCGGCTTTCTCTGGCGATGTACTTGATACTCATAGTGCTGCTTTACGGTTGGTTGCTGCGGTTTTGCAGAGTTGATAAAATGCGCTGCTCGGTTGGTGCCCCTGCACTGCGTCTTGAAAAGCCAGCACCAAGGACTCCATAGTCGGTGCCAGCGTGATGCTGTCAGGGGCCGTCTCCTGCACGGTTTCGATTTCCAACGTGCGGATCGGTTGCTCAACCGTGCGGATCGGTTGCTCAAATGTGCTCACCTCTTCCGGTGTGTACATGCCGACGATGACGCCAGGGTAAACGGTGCGCACCCCTTCAGAGATGCACCTTGCCCGCAGCATGGCGGCAGGGAATTTGTCGAGGTTGCCGACGCCTGCCTTTTTGGCGCGGGCAATGGTCCAGGTGATGGACACGCTCCCGCCTAATGCATGGCTGAATGTCCCAGTGACGGCGTCGTCCGAATAAGCTTCCCAGTTAACGCGCCCTCCAGCTTGCTGGAATCGCGCCAGCATCGCATCCGCGGTGAGGCTCGGCTTGCCATTAATGATGTGGTAGTGGGTCGCTGCCTTAGCTGGGTGAAGCCCGTCGGCCTGGGCCACAAGCATAAGTGCCGCGGCCTGTTCCATCGTCTTAAAGCCAAAGCAGCCTGCTTTAGCGACGACGGTCGCCATCTGTTGAAGATCCCCAAAGGGGATGAGTTGATAGTCTGACATAATAGGTTTTTGGTTGTCTGCGTGTTAAGGATGCGCAGCCCCCTGTGTGATTATTTCGCGGCTACCAAAGGAGCCTGCCCGATTTTCTGCTGCACGACGTGCGCCGGTAGTTCGTGCCCTGCTGCGCTCCAGAGAGCCTCTGCTTTCTTCCCGCTCAGGCTGCCGCCCGCCCGAATTGCATCCCCAGCGCCGATAATTCCTTCCTCCACTGCCCGTGCAATGATGTCAGCATCGACAAATGCAGAGGCTCGCGGCTTTTGGAGCCTCCAGCCGTGCACCGGCTTGCCAGCTTCGAGCAACTCGCGGGCCTTTGCCTTGGCTGCGTCCCGGAAGTCCTCCAGTGTGCTGCACGCCGTTAGGAACCGGCCCAACTGCACCGGGTCGTTGAGCACTGCCAGAAAACCCTCGTCCTGCACCGTCGGCGCGAGCCCGGCCACAGTCACCAGGGCGGCGTCTTTGCTGGCAACCCGTGCCGGACATGTCAGCGATTTAGCACACCATCCACAGTAGTCGTTTTGACGCGGGCCACTGCCCACGTTGGAAAGAATGCCTCGCACTAGGTCGCTTGCGGACTTGTACGTCCATTGATGGGTGACGACCTGCCGTTGGTCACAAAACAGCAGATGAGTCGTCCACGTCTGCTCAAATCGCATTTGCATCAGGCCCAGCGCGTAGGCTGCCATTTGTGCTGAGTAGTCGTAGATCTGCCCGCTCTTGAGGTCCATGCTCCAGTTTGCCCTAGCTGCCACCCCGTCAACGGTGCCGGTGTGGTCCAGCCCCGCCGTCTGCACTCGACATGCTTCGTCGGCGGTCAGGAGCCCGTCGGTAACCCCGCCGAGTTTGGCGCACTGGTTAATGGTCCACCGGACTGCGGAGGCGTCTTCCTCGGTCAGTTCCCAGTCAGGAAACTCCCCGTGCGTCCAGGCGTGCCGAAAAGCCTGGTCGAGTTTAGTGCCGCGTTCGGCTGCTGGGGATGAGCCCGGCGCGCCCTCGTACTGCCCGCACAAGGCGAGCTTCGGTAGGCTTGAATGTCTGATTTTCATTTTGTTCTCTGTTGGTTTCTTGCTGCTCTAAAGATCTTGGAGCACTCCGGGCTGCATGTTTTAGCCACACCACTGCCTGCGGGCCTGACTGGCCTCATCTGGTGGCAGATCACGCACTCGGCGGTCTTCGGGAGCGTCTGAGTGTAGGTGTGTTGCGCCTTAAAACTGGCCACCTGTATCAAGCGGCTGCACTCGGTCGAGCAGCACACCTTCTTGAGGTCGGCGGGCCGGAACGCTTTTCCGCAATTCTTGCAGTCTTTTATCGGGATGCGGCACACCTGGCACTTGGCTAGCGTCCTCTTGTGACGTTCAAAACTGCACCCGCACTCATCGCAGCTTGCCGTCATCCACGGAGCCAGCGGGCCCCGCTTGACCACCGGCACAGGAACCAGCCCGCTTGGGTCTGGTCGTTTGATTAGCCCCTGCCGGATGGCAGCGGCCACCAGCTCGGGTAACTCGGCCAACTCCGGCTTAAGCGCGCACTCGGCCAATGACCCGAGTCGGCTCATGTAGGTTTTCTGGTGCCTGTGTGGCGCTGAGTAGTACGGCGCCCCGTTCATGGTGCCGCTCATCGGGTCAAGCGGAGGAGCACCCCCACGTTGATGATGGTGAGCCCGGCGAAGGTTAGGCTCTCCACAATGTCATTGGCCCCAGCGAGTGCCAGGATGTCTATTACGGCAAGGAGCCAAAATGCGGCGGAAAACAGGAGGCTGTTCCGTTTTTTGTTTGGGGGCGGGGTCGGCCCCTGAAATGGGCGGGAATAGTGAGAGGTGCTCATGGTAATTACAGGATGGAAGCGATGAGCTTGGAAGGCACCGGCTTGCCGCTGGCAACGTACCGGCAGTGCGCCTTGTATTTGTGTCCGCCGCCTTGGAGTGACCTGCCGTAGCCGCCGTAAGTTGCGACAACAGGCTCGCCGTTGAGCGTGCCGGTCACGCCCTGCCAGCCGGTGACGGCGTTGCGGACGGCGGCGTGGACGTAGGTGCTGCCAAAGCGGCGAGTCTGAGTGACGTAGGGAAGGATGTCTTGAATGTTCATTTTGGTTCTTGGTTGGTTGTCTCTCTCAGACGAAGTACGGCCTCGTCAGCACCCGCATTACGGGTGGACGCCCCGGATGGCGTTTCGGCCTAGCGTTGGTTAAATGGCGTCTGGTTCCAGATGCGGATTTCGTTTTGCATTTTGAGATGCTTTTTTGAGCCGATCTTCACAACCTTGCCGAGGATTTTGATGTAGCCTGCTTTGATTTCGTTCGTTGTCATGGGCTCATCATAGCTAACCATCCCCGCTTGGCTAGCTATTTGTTAAGTTTTTTTTATCCCTGCGTAACTTATTGAGCTCGCGAGACTTAGGACGCGGCTTGCTAGCGTTTGCCCTGGCTGCCTCTGTTTTTCTTTCGGATTTAACAGAGCCGCCCAGCTTGGCAATCTCTCGGCAGTGCTCCCGCAGTGTTTTATCAGCGCCCATTGTGGTTTAAGCGGTTGATTTCACGCTCGATGTACCAAATCGCCTTGCGCAGATCCTGCACGGCGTCGCCTTTGCTGCCAGCGCGCCACAAGTATTTAATGGCGTTGCCGATGCAGAAGTTATGGTGCTCGGTGACGGTGATGCACTCAACGCCGGACGGGTGCCCGGTGTAGTGAGGGGGATGATTTACTGGGTCGGATGGTTGCTTCATCCGTGCAACCTAGCAAAGCCCGCTTGGTTGTCTACAGCTTGCCGCTTTGCAAGTCGCAAGTGCCTCTGTTTCATGGGGGACAAAAAACAAACCCCGTCGCAGGCTCTCCCTGCGCACCATACGGCAGTTGCGGGGGATCGTTGGCGCCATCCCGGCGCCCAAGCTACTCGCCCGCCGGTACAAGTCCAGCCTCGAACAGGTCGGCCTCTTCCCGCCGCCGCCTGCGCAGCCCTGCGGTGTCGGGCCAGAGTCTCTGCATGGCTCGGATCTGCTCGGGAATGCGGTCGAGTTTGCCGCCTCCGAGCAAAAGCTGGATCTCGACCATCTCTTTGCGCCGGTCGCCGCTCAAAGACGTGCCGCGATTAAAACACAGGCTCACCAATGCCGCTGCGCAGTCCCCCGGCAGGTCCACCATGTGCGGATAAATGCGGAGAGTGCGCATGTACCAAGTCGGCAGCGTCACGGTTTCAAAAACTGCCATAGCAGCCGCCCAGGGCACGACTAGATGCCGAACGTGCGGCAGCACCTCTTGCGCTGCGGCACCTTTGCGCCCCGACACGCTCACCAGCAGTGCCAGCGTGGCAGCGTCCAGATGAGGCGCCCATGCTCGGGAGGTCTCCGTTGCTGGAGTGTGCCCGAGGTCCCAGCCGATCCCAATTGTGATCCCACTGGCCTCGCCCGGCCATTCCGGGTTGCGGTCATAACAAGACTCGCCGCCGGTCTCCCATCCAATGATTGCTTTGATGCCGCGCTGGCTAAGATTCATCGTCTTCCTCCTCGGTTAATTCACATTCGCTTGGATGCTCGGACCAGCGTAATGCTTGGTACATCCGCGCGTAAAGGCTGCCAGATCCAGCCTCGAAAGTTTGATACGTGTCGGTGTCGCTGTCGTGAGCCAAGATTTGGACACAATCAAAGTGCTCACCCAAGTCAGACGCGATGCGCTGGAGGTGTGCCTGTTTTTCGTCAGTCGTCATAATTTGCCTACGTTGTAGTGGTTAGCCAAAATGAATTTGCCGTCCCGTGCTTTGCTGCGAAACTTTTTGCACTCCCACTTTTTGCGCACCACTAGGTTTTCGACCATCCCGCGCTTGACGCCTAAGCGGTCCATTAGTTCGGTGATCGAATACCAGCCAGCGGGCGGATGCTCGCCCACCAGTTCGGCTTTAAGCAGTTCCAACAGTGTGCTTTTCATATCGGCAACCGAAAGTCTCCGGCGTGTGTCTCTTTTGCTAACCAGACTACGGTTTCGGTGTCGCAGTACTCACCCCAAGCAAATCCACGGCTCCAACTGGTTGTCGCCCTGCGGTTCGCGGCGTACCCCATCGCGTCTTTGTCGCCCAGCCAGCCCACGCAATACCCCGTAGGATGCGACCTGTTGCGGCCCTCTGCCTGTGTAACTCGGTGCAGGTGAGCAATCACCACCTTGCTAGCAGTGCCCCCACAGACAGCCTCGGCGTGGTCACGGACAGCCTGCTCGTTAACCATGTAGCCGTGGCCGAAAAGACAGTCGCCAAGCTGGCGCCATCCGTTTTGGAAATTGTAGTCGATCACCTCGCACCGCATCCGTTTGGCCTGATCTGTCACCTGAGCCATCACACGGCCCGCCAGTGCGGCCACAATGGCACGCGGTGATTCCATGAGTGTGTTGAGTCGCGCTTCGTGGTTGCCGAGGAAATACAAGCGAGGCTCAAGCTGGTGGAGGAACGCAAGCCCGTCCTGTAGGTCGCTCTCAGGGTCCACCGAGTCGTCAGCGGTTCCGGCTGCCCCTGCGCGCAAACAAGCAAGGTCTATTGCATCCCCTAAATGGATTGTCACCGCTGGTTTCCAGCGTGCTTTGAACGCCAGCACCTTTTTTAGCAGCGCCTGGTCGGCATGGTGCCCGTGCGAACACCCGACGGCCAAGAATCGCTTCCAGCTTCGGGTGATGTTTGCCATCTACTTTTTCAAGCTGCGTATCGTCTCCACGATCTTGAGCGCGGTGAACACCGCCGCCAGCAGACAGCCCGCCACCCGGATCCACTGCTCGATCTCGCTCAACGAGAGCGCCAGTGCGCCGACGTTTGCCAGATTAACGGTCGCGAGATCGAGCAGATGGCGGTTAGACACGGGCGAGGAAAGTTGATCCGGGGCCTGGCACTGTTGGGAGTCGTCCTGCGGCGTCATAAATCCCAGAGTACGGCATGATCTTGTCAGCGGGAAGCCCCACGCCATCAGTGCTCGCTGGCGGGAGGATTCTTTTTTCTGCCGATAGGACTACGAGTCCTGCGGGCGGGGTTGCGCCGAGGTAACGTGCCTGCATCGCGGGAATTACGGGGACCGGTAAAACTGTCATATCGTTTCAAAAGCTGTTTACCAAAGTAGCCCACACAGGCGCCGAGGATGCCCGCCACGATAGCCCAGACCCCCGGCGCGACGGAAGATGCGATTGCCAAAAGCATGGAGAGATTACCTGGTGTGATGCTCATTTCTTTTCGCCTCCCTGCGGGAAGTGACTGGCGCCGTAGTAGAACGCCACGATGGACCCCCATGCGGTGGTAAGCGAGCCCAGAAGGAGCGTGAGCCCCTCGGAGTTGCCAAGTTCCAGCCGGTGAGACATTAGGCCGATGAGGATTGCGAAGTACCCGACAGTGACGCTGCACGCCAGCGCCGACGGCACCCATGAGCCCGTGGTCGTCTGCATCTCCCTAGCGTTGTTGCGGTCCTCGGCAGCCAGCTTCTCGGCGTCAATTCCAAGCTCGGCCATGCGCGTCTTGAGTTGCAAGTCCGCAGCCTGTAGGGCGGCAATCTGCTCAGCGGTGAGGTTACCCGATGTCAGCGCCCGCTGCACCTTGTCAGTCGTCGCCTCGCTCATTCCAAGAGCCTTGCCGACAGCCTCAACGGCAGCACCGCCGAGCGGGCCACCGAGGAGGTTGCCGATGCATGGTAAAAGTTTGGTGAGGAAGGACATTTAGAAGTAGGTGGTTACAACCACGATGCCGGAATAGCCAGCACCACCTGCGCCAGAGTTGCCTACATCATTGAGTGCGGCTCCTCCGCCCCCGCCTCCGCCCCCGTACATTCCACCTGCACCTCCGTTGCCACCGTTGCCGGTGATAGATGATGCACCACCACCACCACCACCACCACCTGCTGCTTGGTTGGCTGCCACGTTAATGTTGCTGCCACCGTTTCCGCCGGGAGCAATGCCAAGAACTGCCTGCCCGCCTACAAGAAAGTAGTAACTAGTTCCACCTGCTCCGCCATTTGCTGCGGCTGGTGTTGCAGCCACACCGCCACCGCCACCACCGCCAGTTGCGCCAGTTCCAGAGCCGCCGCCGCCATTGCCTGTTGTCAGGTTTCCTTGTCCGCCGGGAGCGCCGGTAAACATTGCCCGCAAAGCATTTGCAGACGCAGACCCTCCGCCGCCGCTAGTGTTTGTGCCACCAGCTCCGGGATTTGCGCCGTAAGCAACGCAAAATGTTCCGAACGAAGAATTTCCTCCAGCTCCTCCTACTTGCCCATTGGTTCCATTGGCCGTGATTGATGGCCCACCAGCGCCACCAGCGCCAACGGTCACCGTTTCAGCCGAGCCTAATAAGTCGGCTTGAATTACTCGCTCAGAGTAGCTTCCGCCCATCCCTCCACCTCCGCCAGCACCGCCAGCCCCTGATGCCGTTTTGCGGCCAGATCCACCGCCCCCGCCGCCAGACAAAAGGGCAACGTGCACCGCTTTTGCGCCTGCCGGTTTTGTCCAGGTAAAAGTCCCCGCCGTTGCGTAGACATCCACCTGAGCCTGTGCAGCCTTTGCCGCCAGTGCGTCGGTCAGCCCGCTAATCTTGCTCTGCGCGATAGCCGCAGCCGCGTCCACGTCGGCATCGACCAAAAGGCTCGCCGGACTTTGCAACACTCCTGCGGTGTTTTTCCAAAGCCCCGTTCCTCCAATTAGGCCAAGTGAAGTGTGGACATGGCTCGGCGTGTTGTCGCCAAACTGCGCCGTCACTGTGTGCCCGTTGGCTGTTGCGAGCGCCTCGATGGCAACGTAGATGCGGTCCGTTGCAAGGATGGTCGTCTGCTCAACGAGCATGGACACCGAGTACTGCTGTGAGGTTGCCCCGATTGCCTGCACAGCAGACGTGCCCAGCGCGGTCAGCGTTGTCCCGTTGTAAATGTACGCCTTGAGCCGGATGCTGTTGCTGTGGTTTTGGTCAGCAACACCCAGTGCCCAGACGTTAAAATCCCACAGCCCAGCCGGAATGAGCGTTGTCGCAGGGTCTTGCGGAGTTGCCTCAGACACAAAACCAGCGACAAGCGTCCATGTGTCTGGCGTCAAACTGGCGGTCGTCACGTCCACCTGCGTTGTCTGCCCAGTGCGCCCGAGCTGTTTAGGCGTGCCGGGGATGCCGGTCACGGGAGCGTCTGCGTTGGTGGACTGATTGAGATAATAGGTCAGCCCGTTTGCGCCCCCACCGCCCCCGCTCGATGGCGTAGCCGGTGCCCAGGCTGTGCCGTTCCACAGGAGCGTCTGACCCGTTGTTGGCGCCGTTGCGGACACCGCGTTGCCCTTCAGCTTGTCGACGCTCGTCGAGTGCAGCCCGCCGGACACGTCGCCGGTGATGATTGGAGAGTTGAGCGGCATAAATTAAACGTAAATGGGAATGTGCCCGTCTCCCGCTAGGGTCGTAATGCGGAGCCAGTAGGCGGGAGTGGATTGATTGCTTGGGGTTCCAGAGTTGCTGCCAATATTTTCAGCCCACCATGCCGATCCTGTTGATGGAGTGTTGTTTGATCCATTGTTTGTGGCGGCCCATATCTTTCCATCATAAACGACCTTGTCGTTGACGTAATAAAAGTTTGAAGTATTCCAGTTTGGAATGGCAATGCCATCAAACGGAACCCAGTCTGTGCCATCAAACCGTAGCAAATTCCCAGATGCTGGCGCAGAAGAAGAGATTCCCTGCCCTTGCAGTTTTACGGCATTAATGTCTCCCGGCTGCCATCCAGAAGTTGAGCTAAAAACAAGCGTTTGTCCTTCAAGCGGAGTGTTGTTGCCGCCTAATGGTCTTGCCCTCCACTCGTAACTTCCGCCACCCGTGTTAATTTGTGCCCACGTAAGCACATCCAGCGGACTTGGGGTTAATTCTACTACGATTGGACTGCCTTGAAGCGAAGTAGCATCAGATCCATCATTTGGATTAACGGGCTCCCAAGTCGCATTTGTCTCATCCCAGCCAAGTACTTGGCCGTCTGTTGGTAGTGTGTTAGCAACAGCGCGGGATTGAATGGTCACAGCATCCGCCGATTGAGGAAATGACGGCTGCCACTGATTAAGTGATTCAACCCAAGTGATGCACATTTTGTCATCGGGAATGGCATCCGACAACGCCCTCCCCTGCAGCGATGTCGCATCTCCACTGCCACCACCACCAGATCCCGCGACAATAGCGCGGATGCTGATAAGCTCCCCATCCGTAGGAGCCTCCACAAAGGTCAGCGTCCCGCCTGCGGTGTCGGTCACCGAGTACTTGCTCGGCGGTTGGTCAATGCCGCCAACGCTCACCAGGTACCCGCCGTCTGCCGTGCCGTTAAAGCCCGCAAACGTAAACGCCGTGGTGGTGCCGTCGCCTGTTGCCTCGGTCGTGGTTGTGCCGCCAGCCACCGGCCCATTGAGGAGGGTTACGCCCCCGTCCGCGCCGAGGAAGAGCTCTCCCGTAAAGGTGTTTACGGCCAGCTCTCCTAGATTTAGCGAGGACGGATTACCCGTCGCCCCGCTCCTCTTTTTGGGGATGATCGGGAATGCCATAGGTTAGTAAGTGCCAGCGCCCTGCACGGTTGCGGTGCCATCTTCCGCGATGGCGATGGAAGTCGAGGACTTCACCCCGCCCACCACCGTGGATGTGCCGGGAATCACTTTAGCCGCACCGGCGCCCGAAATGAACAGCCCATTGCTGGCTGCTGAGTCGATACTCAGGATGCCAAGCTGCGCCGTGCTGGCGACTTGCAACTGCGCCGTGGAGATCTGGCCGGATGCGTTGAGCTGCGGGATTTTATCGGCAATTGCCAGCGTCGTGAGGTTAGCTGTTGCGACTGCGCCAACATTGGCCGCCGTCAGCACCACATTGCCCGCTGCCGTGGGGGCGATGTCGTTGACGCTGCGCACCTCGGACTTGGCGCCGTCGATAAAGTCCCAGCTTCCTGCGCCGTTGTAGGCGATGATGTCGCCAGCCTGCACGTATGTCTGTCCGTCGATGGCTGGATCAAGAGCCGCACTGTTGGACGCAACGTAGTAGTCGCCCTTTGCTGCTGTGACACCGCCAACGTCTCCGCCAGATGCGATCACCGGCGAGGTGTTAACCGTCCAGGCGCCTTTGTAAGTCAGCCCGCCAATCACAGACGCGGGAATCTGCGCGATGGCAATTTTGCCGCCTGCGTCTAGCTGCGGCACCAGTCCGGCCACTGCGGTGGTCGTCAGGAATGCAACCTGGTTGGTCGTCAGTGCGTTGATCTGCGCCAGCGCCAAGTACCCAGAGGGCAGCAACTGCGGCACCAGATTAGGGGATGCCGTTGTGGTCAAACACGCAAGCTGCGTGGTGTTGATGTTGGTGGCATTGCCGCCGATCTCAACCACGCCGTCCGCTCCCTTGACGTAAACCTTAGAACTCTTGGTGTTTACAGCCAGCTCCCCAAGCTGTAACGCACCAGCCAATGGTGCTGCTGTAGAGTCTGGGTCAAAATTCTTAATTGGGATTATCGGGAATGCCATGATCGTATTTTAGTAAGTGCCTGCGGTGTAGGTAACTGGGGCCCACACGGTCCCCGTAAACTGGAAAACTTGATTGGCTGCCGGGTCCGTTGCCGACACTGGCTGGCCTTGGATGCCGACAACAGTCGCCACTGTCTCGGTTTCGCCAGCCGCCAGCGAGAGGTCGCCGGTGATGCTGGTTAATGCACCGGGAGGGCCTTGGGGTCCTTGGGGGCCTGTCGGGCCAGTAAGCCCTGGCACGCCGGTGAGGAGGGTGACGACCAGAGGGCCGCATGAAGATTCGCAGCTCATGTTAGGAAATAGTCACGCGGGCCTCGATGAGGCGGATGTCCCAGCCATCAGGCCGCTGGACGTTAATGGTTAGGACGGCCCCGAACTGAGCGGACAGGAGCGCAGTCTGCGTGTTGGTCAATCGCAGCGCCACAGTCTCAGGCGTCGGGCGGACAATGGTCGGCGTCGTCAGTGCCACGCCAGCAGAGGTCTTGAGAGTGACGGCGACAAACCAAGCAGTAAGGTCGGTGTACTGGCTGCAGGGCCCGTCCTCCTGTAGGGAAAAAGAAAAATCCCAGTCGGTGCCGCGCTGGATTGTGGATGAAGTTTGAACGGCAACCATTACAACCTAGGGCTCTGGGACAAGTAATTTTTCGCGCTGTCACAGCAGCCGCTAATCTGTTGCGCGCCCTCCGGCCATGCCTTGGCAGCGATCTCGTCGGACCTGCTGGCGAGCTTATCGAGCGGACAGGTCGGTGCCTCGGTGAGAATCTGGAACCGTGCCACGCAGCCCGTGCGCTGGTGACAGCTTAAGCAGATGGCGGTGCGTTTGTCTACGAGCCAGCGCGGGATTGTCATGCCAAGTTAAACTCTACGACGAGTGCGATGTTCAAGGTTCCGTCCTCGGATGTGCCGCTCTGGCCATCCTTGAGCCAGAGCAGCAAGACTTCGTTGTCTTGCGGCACCCCCGGCGTGCCGTCGCCAATCCCGACGCGAAGAACCCCTTCAGCCAGTGCGTCGATTTGGGCGCGATACGATTTGGAATACGGGTCATCCTCCCAGTCTGGGTAGGGATTTAGCGGCAAGAGGCTTGTGCGGATCTCGTACTCGTTTGGAACGTACTTAAAGTAGACGCCCACCTCGGACTCAAACGTATCACCGTCAATCGTCGTTGTCGTCAGTGTAATCGTGTTGCGTTGTTGCAGGCTGCCAACGATTTGCGCGCGTCCCTCGCAAAGGTTGTCGCCTCGCAGTATGTAATCCTCAGTCGATGTTAACGGACTGCCTAGGCACTGTAGCTCTCGGTGCGTCCAACCAGCGTACAACGGCCCGTGCGTAATTGTGCCCGATCCACTGGTTGTAGAAAACTCATCACTCTGACTGTAACTCACTGTCACAGCCACGCTTCCACTGATTTTCTTGCGCCACTCGTAGCAGTTCATTCAGTCCAGGCAAGTGTGCAGGGATTTGGAACGGGCTGCGTACAGACGTTATTGATCTGTGAGATCACCGGCGGATCTCCCGTGGTTAAGACAGTCGCCAGCAGGATGTAAACCTCGCTGTCCGTATTTGGCAGCAACACGTCAGACTGTAGGACCGTAATGGCCGTGCTGTCGGAATCAATCACCAGCGTCGTCGTGTTGTAAACTATTTTGGCGTAGATGTATGAGTTGCCAGCAATGTCTAGTTTGTAGGCTGGAAACCCAAGGCCCATCCCGTTGGGCCAACGCCCAGCAATTTGATTTTGAGCCACTTCTACTTTTAACACGGCGCCTTCGCTGGCGTCTGTCACCTTAAAATACGGGCAGGGTGTTGTCCCGCCTCCTGCCACAAATGGCACTGCACAAGTGTTTAGCACCCAATCCACGTACCGGCTCGCATCAGCCCGATAGCCCACCGTAAACTCGGCCAGCTTGAAATAAACATAAGTGTCCGTGCTGTCTTCGTACTCCTCGGCAGTGAAAATGGTGATGTTGCCTGGCCCTGTTTGGATCACGCCGCCATCCACAACCATCCCGCAATAAACCACAAACCAACTTTGAGTATCCGACACAACGAGTGAGAAGTTGTCTGCCAGAGTCATGTCGTCCGGCAGCGTGTTGGCGACCAGCCCGCTGCGGACGGTGATTCGGCACACTCCATCGCGGCTGTCGTCCTCTACCAAAAACGGGCAAGTGGGGACTGGCCGAGGATTTACAAGCGGACACAGGTTTGTGATTTTGAAAATGTACGGCTTACTTTCGGTGTCGTTTCTTTTCTCAATGATTGCCGCAGGAAACTTTTGATAGGTCGAATTTCCGTATGAAAGCTCCAGTTCGTTGCTAACAGTAATTGATGTTGCGCCAGGCAAAATCTCACCAAACTGATCTGTCAGCAGGTTGATGTAGATGTACTCAAATCCAGCCTCTTGAGTAATTTCCATCACATAATTAGGCGCGCCAGAATCGCCACTCATGCCTTGCGGATATCGTCCTTGAGGGACCGCCTCGCTTATCGTGCTTAGGATGGGATTTTGCGCCACCATCACCTTGAGCGTTAGGATAGACCCTTCCAACTCAGAGGCATCACTCACCCTAAATTGGCACTGTAATGCTTCACCAGACCCACCTCGAACCTGAGGCGTCACCGTAATTGTCGTGCCACCAGGCGTGCGTGAAAACGTGCCGCCAATTACGGAGGTCACTGCGGCGGACCGTATTGCGTTACTGAGTTTATTAAGCTCGGTTGAACTTAACTCAAAGCCACGGCGAAAGTTTGGAATGTCCATCTTAAGTGTAAAGCACAGCTTCCCAGTTGCTTCCGCGTGCACTGCTTAAGTACTCAGTGGTCACCCTCCACTTGTTTCCCTCCTGCTGTGCACTCAATCCCGTCATAATAAAATTTACTTCGCCAGTGTTCCCGCCGTAGCCGGGATCGGCAATGATGCCCACGTTGGCGGTGCTGGGGTAGTCGTTTTCGAGCGTGGTGTGCTTAATGACCGTGCGAGGGGCAAGATAGGTCGTAATGCCTTTGGTCCACAACACATACAATGTCGAGAAAACCTCGCCAGTCTCATCGGCAGGAGTCCATCCGTTGAGGTCCGGGTTGTTTGGGCTCTGTTTCCAGATTGACCAGTCCTGTTTGTTTTTGGTCGTGAGCGTTGCAAAGTAGGGGTGCGATTCGACGGGCTCCTGCGTGGTGGACACGTCGAGCGAGTAAACCGCAGGCATCTCCGCATCAAAAAACTCCTCCACCGTTGTCACTACACCATCGGCCTTTGTGACTCTGTACGACCGGCAATTAGGGTCTGGATCTTCCCACGTAAACGCCTGTTTAGTGACGGTGTAAGTGATTAGCCCAGTTGGGTCTTTGCTGGCTTCGACTTGCGTTTCGGTTGCCATAAATTTAAGCAGTGAGAATCATGCCGCCGCCAGTGTTGGGAGAGATTTGGTAACTCTGGCCGCCCTGTTTTACAGTTTCAATTAGGTCGATCACGTAATCGCGAATCTCCTCCTGCACCTTTACGGACTGGTACGCTGGTGAATTTGTCTGCATCCCAGCGAGTAACGATGCTCCGCCGCCTATCTTTTGCAGGCTGGAAATGTCACCCATGCCAGGCGCCCCTGTCATTGCGGTGCCCGCTTTTCTGGCGATGTCCATCCCAGTCGGGCTTGCGTCTGGCGTTTCATTTGCCTTTCGTGCCGCGTCTTGCTTGGCCTTTACGTCTTCTTCAAACCCGGTCAGCGCACCAATTTTGACCAGTGCGTTGAAGACCCCTAAAAGCGGTGCAACGGCTGCTGTGACGGCGTCAATCGCAACGACTAAACCATTGCCAATCTGAGGCATCCTGTCGGCCAGTCCGTCAAAAATGGATGCAATTTGAGAGACAATCTCAAGTGCGATTGCCATGCGCTGGCCAAAGATCTGCCCCGCTTTTGAAAAGTCTAGGCTGGCGCTCTTTTCGATCACTGTCATCAACTGCGGCACAATCTCAGACGCGACCCCGACGAAGAAGCCACGAAGTTTGTTCCCAGCCAGCCCGAGCAGATCGCTGGCCTTTCCAAATACTCCAGCGTTTTCCAAAAGCAACGCAGTTTGATTTCCAAGCATTTTGCGGACTTCTGCCATCCCGCCGGGGTCATCTTTTCCGCCAGAACCAAACACGGAAAGCAGTTTTGCTCCACTTTTTCCGAAAATCTCCATCGCCGCAGCAGCCCGTTGCGCCGGGTTCTCGATTCTCTTAATTGCCTCCCCAATCCGCATCAACTGCTCGTCCGCAGTCAGCCCTTGAATCTCCTCAATTGAGATGCCCATCGCAGCAAACTTGGCGGCAGCCTCTGCACTGCCAGAGCCTGCCTCTGCAATTAGCTTCTGCATCTTTGCCAGCACGGGCTGCACGTTTTCGGCCTTCATCCCGTTTAACTCAAAGGCCATCTGCAACTCCATCAGTTTGTCCACCGCCACGCCGGTCTGCGCGTTGAGATCAACCAAATCGTCGCCAAGCTGGATCGCCTGCATTAGCCCATCTGCGGCAAAAGTTGCCACCTTCATCGCAACTGCCATCGCGCTAAGGTTTGAAATCGCACTTGTTAACCCCCCAAACATCCCCTCGCTACTCGATTGCTGCATCGTCGAGCCAAGTTGGCGAGTAGACGCCATCGCGCCTTGGATGCCGCGTTGGAAATTAGCCCAGTCGAGTCCGAGAGATGCGAAGATCATTTAGCGAATGCGTTGGCGGTTGAGGTAATCTGCTGTTCTGCGAGCCATTGCGTTGGCCTGCTGGGTAAATGCCACAGAGAGCTTTTGCTGGATGTTGCTTGAGTCAGTGTGTCCCGTGAGGTTTTTGACGAGGTATTTAAGCTCGGTAGCAGTGTCCACAACCTCAACGCTCCCACCCACTTTGCCAGCGTGCCTGCTGATCCATGCTGGTACGCCTGGCACATTAAAGCGCCGGACACCATCCATCCATCCCGAGGCGGTCATGCCCTGTTGATCCAGCAGCTTCCGCTTGATGGCGGCAATGCTTGTGCTCCATGCAGGCATCCGGGGGCGGCCCATGATCCTGCGCTTTGCGTTGCGTTTGGATTTGTACCAACTCCAACCTGCGTCAGGGGTTTTGTTCAGGTCTTGCATCGG